AGAACTAATTGATGGTGGTGATATGTCTTGTGCTTGGACAAAAGAGCGATGGACTGGTAAACAATTAGCACCATACGTGAAAGAGATTAAAGAACAAGAAGAATATGGACCGCAATACTATTCACAACGTGGAGAAGATTGCCCCCCTCGTCTTGATAAGGACTTGTGCGAATATCTTCTCCCCGATAATAGTGAGGAGTTTGCATATATCTTCCGTGATGATAAGTGGGTGTGTTATGATATGCACTCGTTTGATAATAGAAAACTACCAGAAGTTGTTCCTATTCCTAAAGGTGCATTGATGGATTGACCCACTAAGAATGAAGAAACCCCACACAAACAACACCAAAATGGAAGACCTAACTGACGAAATCTATGCTCTTATTCTTCAAGAATACAAAGAATCAGGGTATGAACTATTTGATGAAATGTTCCTAACACAGTTTACATATGTTGGAGGATATCAGTAAAAAAGATAACACTTACTCATTCATTCACTAAATCACATGCCTATCTGGAATTGCTACGGTTACGACAACAAAAAAGAGATGCACGATGTGCTCTCTTATATGAGAGAAACTGCTGCCGCGGCATATGCAAGGTGCAAAGAATTACATCCAAACTTTGAGATTTATACAGTAAAACTTAGACCTGAGTGACATCTACCCAACTCACACTATCTAACACTCTCTCATTCAAATTATGAACTACACTCTTAAGCAACTTAAGTTGGTAAACTGGCACAAGCATACGGCACAGACCCCCGATATCGTGTATCTTATAGGAGTGGAGGGAACGCCACCTTACCACACCTCTGAACTCCTTCTACCTGCCTCTCATGCGTAAAATTGAAACCCAGATGATCCAAGCAATCAAAGATAACACGAACTGGACTTCGGCGAACACATGCGTCACACTTGAAGATGGTATCTCAAAGGTCTACCTACACGGCAACTTGATTGCTGAGGTTGATGAAGATTCAATGAAACTTTATGATGGTGGCAAACAATCAAAGACCACAAAATCCCGCTTAAATGCACTTCTTAATGAATTTGGATATAGATGCGGAACAAAGAATGAGCAGGTATTTCAAAAGAATCGGACCTGGTTTGTTCGCGTCTTCAATGAAACATTTGACGAAATGCAGACAGTAAAGTTCCGCAACGGAATGCGCCTTGCCTGATAACACTTAGAGGGGATTAATCCTCCCCTCTTTCTTTATACCTTTTTTTTCAAAATGACCCGCAATGTTCTCATTTCACTCCTTCGCTAGGGTTCTACGGGTAGCGAAATTCTCCGAATTCTTGACACTATTGTTTTGGGGGATAGTGATGACAAACCTGGTCAGCGTCCTAGTTACGACCCAACCCTCAACCCAATCGATTTCTAATCCAGTCACCACACTGTCACAACCCTAAGGGCAGACCCCTAGGGCATCGACTAGAATTTAAAAGAACAAACGCACAGGACACAGCATGAATGGTTGGGCAAACTATGAGACTTGGAATGCGGCACTGTGGTTGGGCAATGATGAGGGCATGTATTCACTCGCCCGTCGTGCTACTTCATATGATGAACTCATCCCCATGCTTGAGAACATCTATGGACAAATCACACCAGACGGCGTGAGATGGATGGACCCCAGCATCGATGCTGATGAAATGAATGAAATGATCTGGGATCTTTGAGAGGTTAACCCCTTTCCGTGATACAATAGCACTAAGCGCAACCCCCCCCCTCAAATGCTTAACACCTGCCTCATCATCGCCACCCCCCAATCTAGCGCTTCTGAACAGATTCGCCTTTATCCCTTTCGCCGCCGCGCCATGGTATTTTGGCAATCAGGGCACTACAGCGCCCACACCGTGCGCCGCCGCGATATGCTGCGCCTCCTCATGAATCTGAAGCAGAGCGCAGGGGCATGGATTAACAATTATGCCCTTGCCTGAGGGTTGCATTAATGCCTCAGATCCTGTACAATACAACCAAGCGAAACAACCCCATGAAAACTGCAACCATCGACGGCATTCAATTTAAGGTTACCCACCTGCCCGTTGCCCATGGTGCTAGCGCCAATCGTTGGGCAAACCGAATCAAAGGAGGATCCTCCCGCGTTCGTACTGGCGCAGGTTCCCGCTCCGTTAATCAGAGCACCACATCAACGGCGTTGGATGATGTGCGCTGAGGCAGTGCCCATTCGTTCGTGACCACAGCAGGGCCCCCCGCGTGGGGGGTTCGTGGCGCGGGGCGCGTGGCTAAAACGCCATGGATCCCCTAATCTATAAAGTGTTACCCAAGCGAGAACAATAATACATTGAAATCCAAATTTTTTTCCGCAAAAAAATAATCTCCCATAGGATTAAATTCAAATATTTACAAATACTATATAAAATGTTAAGAGAAGTTATAGTATGAAAAAGAATACGGAAAAGGAAACATCATCTATTAGTGTTGATGCTGTTACTGGAGAGTATACTATGCAAATTCCAGAGTGGATTTTAAATGAATTTGGGTGGTATGAAGATACTGTATTAAATTTAAAGGTAGAGGGTAATGAAATCGTCGTATCAGAATATAAGGGCGATTGACATTTATACATAATTATTGTATGATACTGATGTAAAATTATTTCCATTATGGCTAAAGGATTTACTGTAAAAGCAAAGACACCAACAAAATCATCTCCCACAGAAACAGAACCAGAGTATGATTATGATAAAGCAAAAGAAATGTTGAAGGGGAAATCGATTGTATTTTGTCTTCCAGGTAGAAGCGTTTCTTATACATATCTGAAAAACTTTGTACAGATGTGTTTTGATCTTGTACAAATCGGAGCAAGAATTCAGATTTCACAAGATTATAGTTCTATGGTAAACTTTGCGCGATGCAAGTGCCTAGGTGCGAATGTACTACGTGGACCAGATCAAATTCCATGGGACGGAAAACTAAATTATGATTATCAATTATGGATTGATAGTGATATTGTTTTCAATACTCAAAAACTTTTGCAACTTATTTTAATGGACAAGGAGATTGCAAGTGGATGGTATTGTACAGAAGATGGGCATACAACATCTGTTGCACACTGGATGGAAGAAGAAGACTTCCGAAGTAATGGTGGAGTAATGAATCATGAAACTATCGATAGTATTCAGAAGCGTAAGAAACCATTTACTGTAGACTATGCAGGATTTGGATGGCTTTTGATTAAGAACGGTGTATTTGAGCACAAAGAAATCAAATATCCATGGTTTGCTCCGAAGATGCAAGTTTTTGAATCTGGTGAAGTACAAGACATGTGTGGAGAGGATGTATCTTTCTGTTTAGATGCAATTGCAGCAGGATTTGAGATTTGGTGTGATCCAAATATCAGAGTTGGGCACGAAAAAACAAGGGTTATTTGAATGACTAACGAGAAGTATAATATCCTTAAAAAAGGTGAAGTAATTCATGCGGATCTTACTGAGGAAGAATATTTCAATATCATGGAGGATTATGCTCAAAAATTTTACGAGCATAACTCTCCAAGTCCAGACGAACTAAAGACTGAATTTATTAACGGAGACTAAGTATTATGGCAATGCATAAAGGTGGTGGTTTTGTTGAGGCGCGGCCGAAAAAGTCGCGTCAAGGAAGTGGGCAACATACAAAATATGCTGCTTCGTCTCGTAACAAAGCACGAAAGCGTTATAGAGGACAGGGCAGATAAAATATGACTTGTTTGATTGCCAATCTACCTTCTTTAGATTCATAATAAATATCACAAGTAGGGATAGAAACCCCTCAAAAAGTTCTGTTTATAACTAAAACAGGAGTAACATGGGCAATTCACCAGTTGATAGAAACAAAAATTATATGAAGAAAATGTGGGGTACTACAAGTTTGACCACAGATTACTGGTCATTACCTAAAAAAACAAATGATTGTGTGGAAGAATATTGCATTCAAGAAGTTATGCATGATAATGTAGATCATAAAAAAGAAAATTTACTTGAAGAGTGATATAAATAAAAAAAAAGAGTACGATCTATTAGATTAATGCCAACAGAAAGAATATCAACTTCATTCAAAGATATTAACTTATCTTTTGATATGCATCCAGTTACAAAAGATATATCTGTACTGTTGAATGAAACTGCGATCAAACGCTCTATAAAAAATATTATACAAACTACTCCAAATGAGAGGTTTTTTAATCTTTCATTTGGATCAGATGTTAAACCAACATTATTTGAATTTATTGATTTTGGTACTGCCTCATTATTACAGGATTATATTAAAGTTGCAATCACAAATTATGAACCTAGAGTTGAAGATACTCAAGTTGAAGTAACTCCAGATTCAAATAATAACGCATTTGAAATAAATATATACTTTACTATTGTTGGTCAAACAGAAACACAACAATTCTCATACCTTTTAGAGGCAACAAGATAAAAAAATGCCTTTTACAAAGTTTGCAAATCTAGATTTTGACCAACTAAAGGTCTCTTTAAAAGATTATTTGAGATCAAATTCTAATTTTACGGATTTTGATTTTGAAGGATCTAATTTATCCATACTAGTTGATGTATTAGCATATAATACATACATTACAGCATTTAATGCTAATATGATTGCCAATGAGTCTTTTTTAGACTCGGCAACAGTTAGAGAAAATGTTGTTTCGTTAGCAAGAAACGTTGGTTACGTTCCAAGATCAAAAACCTCAGCAAAAGCAACAATATCATTTGATGTTGATTTTGAATCTGATGTAACATCACCAACTCAAGTTATTTTAAAATCTGGATTAGTGTGTGTTGGAGCAGCAGAAAATACTTCATACACTTTCTCAATTCCAGATAATTTAGTTGCAACTGTACCACAGGGAGAATCAACAGCATCTTTTACGAATATTGATATATTTCAAGGAACTGTAGTTAAAAGATCTTTTTCCAATATTGTAGAAGAAACGCAAAAATTTATTTTAGATAATCCCAATATTGATACTGATACAATAAGAGTTAAAGTTGATAACATCGTATATAATGTAGTTGATAATATTATTGAAATTGATAAAAATTCTAGAATATTCTTAATACAAGAAATTGAAAATAGTAGATATGAAGTGGTATTTGGAGATGGTATTCTTGGTAAAAAATTAGATAATGGTAGTAATGTAGAAATAAGTTATATTGTAACTGATGGTGCTACTGGAAATGGTGCAGCATTATTTACATTTGCTGGTGTATTGGCAAATAATGAAGATCAACTAATAACACCATTTACACCAATTTCAGTTACAACTAGTGCAAATGCTTCTGGTGGTGAAGAAATTGAAAGTCTTGATTCAATCAAATATTTCGCACCAAGATTATATTCATCACAATATAGAGCAGTAACATCTGTTGATTATGAATCTATAATTAAATATGTTTATCCTAATACGGAAGCGGTTACTGTGATTGGGGGAGAAGTTTTATCACCACCACAGTTTGGTAATGTCTTTATAAGTATAAAACCAAAAGATTCATACCGTCTATCAGATTTTACTAAACAAGATATACTTAAAAAAATAAAAAAATATGGTGTTATAGGAATTAACCACCATATTACAGATCTGAAGGTTCTTTATGTTGAGATTGATACATCAGTTTACTATAATCCTAATAGAGTTTCAAACCCAAATTCTATAAAAGAAAAAATTATAACAACTCTTGACAAATATGGCAAATCTATTCAATCAGCAAATTCTTCTGGAAGATTTAGATATAGTAAAGCAGTTCAATTGATTGATAACGTCGATAGTGCTATTACTTCAAATATAACCAAAGTTAAAATGAGAAGAAATTTGAATTGTGCATTAAATAATTTTGCACAATACGAATTATGTTTTGGTAATGAATTTCATAAAGAAATTGGTAAGTATAATATAAAAAGTACTGGATTTACTATTGAAGGTGAAACTAGTACATGTTTCTTTGTTGATGTTGCCGATTCATCAGATATTGGTCAATTAGCAATTGTAAAACCCTTAGAAGAACAAGATTTATTTGAAATTGTTAAAAAATCTGTTGGAACAGTAAACTATAAAACTGGAGCAATAATAATTAACACATTAAAAATAACATCAACACAAGTTCCAAACGGTATCGTTGAAATTCAATCTTATCCAGAGTCTAATGATGTTATAGGTTTAAAAGATCTTTATGTTATTTTCGATATTAATACATCAACAAACAGCATAAATATGCTAAGAGATAGTATTGTTTCTGGTGAACAAGTGTCGGGAGTAGATTTTCCAATATCTTCAAGTTATTCAAACGGCAAAATAACGAGGTAATATGATATCGACAAGTTTTGAAAATAGGATTAAAATAAACGAAATTGTTAGTAATCAAATACCAGAATTTATTTTGGATGAAAATCCAAAATTTTCCGAATTTTTGAAGCAATACTATATTTCACAAGAATTTGAAGGTGGTCCAGTAGACATTATCGAAAACTTAGACCAATATCTAAGTTTTCACTATTTGAACGAAAAATTATATAACAATAACATTACAATATCTGCAGATATATCATCTTCTGATAGTACTATTACATTATCAACAACAAGAGGATTTCCAAAATCTTATGGGTTGTTGCAAATTGATGATGAAGTAATAACATATACTGGTATTGATGGGAATAGTCTGACTGGATGTATACGTGGATTTTCTGGAATAACTGAATTAGAAGCAATTGATAATCCTGAAGAATTAGTTTTTTCCTCAACAAATTCAGCAGCACATACCTCAGGATCATCAGTCAAAAATTTAAATTTATTATTTTTAGAAAACTTTTTCAAAAAATTAAAACAAATTTATACTCCTGGGTTTGAAGAATTTGATTTTACAAATGAGTTAAACACAAACACATTCATATCTAATGTAAAATCATTTTATCAATCAAAAGGAACTGAAGAATCCATTAGGATATTATTTAAAATATTATATGATACCAATCCAAAAATTATAAATCCAGAAGATTATTTAATAAAACCATCAGATGCTGAATATCTTCGTAGAAAAATTGTTGTTTGCGACTTATTAACTAATGGTGGCGATCCATTTAAATTAGTTGGTCAACAAATAAAAAGTTTTGATGGATCATTTTCTGGTCCAGTATCAAAAGTAGACATATCCACAAAAAATAATAAAACAGTTTATAAAATTCATTTATTTTATGGGTATGGTGATGATGATTTAATTGATGGCAATTTCAGAATAACACCAAAAACAAAATCATTAGAACCTACTAATGTTGGCGATACTACTATAACTGTAGATTCGACAATAGGTTTTGAAAATTCTGGAACAATTGTAATTGAAGGTAATGAAATAACATATACAGATAAGAGTATTAACCAATTTTATAATTGCACTAGCGTAGTAGATAACATTTCTCAAAATAAAAATGTTTACCAAAAAGATTCTACCGTATATGGTTTTGAAGATGGTGATACTTCAAAAAGAATTGATTTTATTGTTATAGGTTCTCTTGTTTCAATTGATGGTATAAATGATTTTACTTTATTGTCCGATAATGATGTTGTTGAAATTGGTGATCTTGGAGATGATGTTAGAGTTGATATAGTAGATAAAACTATAAAAGAATATTCTTTTGGAGCATTAAACTATAATGTAAAAACGAGTTATGATATTTTTAATTTCAATATCGGAAGTGCTGAAATAGTTCTTCATGAAGAACCTGATCCGAATAGTTTAGGTAACAATGAAATTGTTGCCATTATATTAAAAGACACTGAAACTGCAATTTTAGATAATATAAAGGTAAATTCTATTGTTGGAAGAATAGTAACTCTAGACACACCAATTACAGGTATTTTACCACAACAAAATATTGCAATAAGAAGAAATTTGAACTTTGCTAATAGTACAAAAGTTCAAATTAGAAATGAAAATGTTTTATCTGATGTTCAAAATGCATATAGTTATGAAGATGACATGTATATTGCATCAAATTCTTTACCATCTAGAGATATAACATTAGATGTTAAAAAAGTTAGCAAGACAATTACATCATCTTCAGATGCTAATCTATTTTTTGATGGATTTAGTGCACAAAAATATACAGTTTTATCATTTGATGATGAAGTTCCATTTTTAACTGGAGATGCTGTAAAGTATTTTTATACTACGGAAAATTCTATATCAGAATTGCCAAATTTTGAGATATTTTATGTTGAAGTTTTAGAACCAACAAATAAGATAAGACTTTATTCAGCACTTTCATTTTTACCAGTATCAGATTTTTTAAAATTTGATAAAAATATTGAACTAGGGACGCATACTTTTATTTTAGAGCAACATGCTAGTCAGATTATTGAACCATCTAATTCACTGAAAAAAATTCCATTAGAAAGATCATTTAGTTTATCTGAAAAAGAGTATGAAACTGAAAGTGGTGTAATTGGTATTTTAGCGAATGGTGTCGATGTTATTAACTACAAATCTGACGATAAAGTATTTTTTGGTCCATTAGATTCATTAAATGTATCAAATCAAGGATTTGGGTATGATGTTATCAATCCACCAGATTCTGAGATAAGTTCTCCAAACTATAATGTTGGAGTTGGAACTACGGCAAAAATGAATTTGGTAGTTTCTGGATCTTTTCAAGATGTTCTTGTTGATCCACAACAATTTGGTGTATCTAGAATAATTACAATTTATGCTAAAGGTGGAAATGGTAAAAATGCAGTTTTTGAACCTATTACTAAAAGACAATATAGAACAATAGATTTTAATGCTGCAGATATTGAAATTGGTGGGTCAGTGGATCCTGCTAACGATAGTTTTATTTTTAAAATTGGTCATGGTTTAACTAGTGGAGAAAAAATAGTCTATAATTCCAATGAAAATTTAGGTATTGGTATTGGTTCTTTTAATGGGTCTAATTTGGATAGTGGTGGAAGATTAGTTGATGGCAGTATTTATTTCCCAGAAATTCTCAATCCAAACAGCATTAGATTATATAATACCATCTCAGATTTATCGAGCGGAATCAATACTGTTGGTTTGACAACCATCAACAACTATGGAACTCACAAATTTAGAGTTTTTGACCCAATTACGGTATTATCGTATGTTAGAATTGTAAATTCGGGTGAAGACTATACCAATAGATCATTGAATATACTACCGTCTGGAATTCACACTGCTGGTAATACTTTTGTATTTGAAAATCATGGATTTAGAGATGGTGATTTACTAAATTATACGTATAGTGAAACTGGCATAGAAGGATTAGATACTTCTAAAAAATATTACGTATTAAAAATAAATAATAATTCTTTCCAACTTGCAGACGGTGGTGAAAAGGATAGTGATGAAAATGAAGAATCAAAAGAAAATTATAAGAAAAGAAAAAATATATCTATATCTTCATTTGGAGAAGGATATCAAAATTTCTCATATCCACAAATTTCAGTTGAAGTTATTGCAGAATATACAGGAATAGTTTCTACAATAACTCTAACACCCAAAGTTAGAGGAAAAGTTATTGATGCATATCTTTATGAAAAGGGATCTGAATATGGATCAACTGCTTTAAATTTGAATATTAAACCAATAGTATCAATTAAAACTGGAAATGGTGCACAATTAAAACCTCTGATAGTTGGTGGTAAAGTTTTATCAGTTCAAGTCCAAAATAAAGGTGAAAATTATAGTTCTTCAGTAGATCTAGAAGTCATTGGTAAAGGTTTAGGTTGTACTCTGAGAGCAGTTATTATAGATGGTCTACTAGATTCTGTTGTTGTGATAAACAGTGGTACTGGATATGATAATTCAACTTCTATCAATATATCTACACCTGGTCAAGGTGCTTTTATTATTCCAAATATAAGATCTTTAACAGTTAATGATTTCTATAGATATCCTGGTGATTTTTATTTAGAAAATAAAGAAAAAAATGCTTTAACATACGGGGTCAATGGTTATTTTTCCAATAGAGAAGGATTAGAGTTTAGTGATCCAAATCCCAACACAAATCATTCAGTAATAATTGGATGGGCTAAAGATGGTAACCCAATCTACGGTCCAAATGGATATTCAGATCCAACGTCATTTACATCTTCAATAAAGAGATTAGAAACAGGATATGTTTTAAATTCTGATAATATAGTTAATAGACCTTCCATAAACATTTTACCACCAGGATTTTTTATTGAAGATTACAAATTTACAGATGCAGGAGATTTAGATAGACATAATGGTAGATTTACTAAAACTCCAGAATTTCCAAATGGAGTTTATGCTTATTTTGCAAGTACAAAATTAGACGTTGCAACT